TATTGGAGAAAGTGAAGAGGGAGTAAATAAATTCTTAAGTGACTATCAAGGATGTGGTGAGTTCTATTTTCATCATAGGCCCTCTGATCAGGTCCTCTTGAAAGAGAGGCTCCAGAACGGAGAATTTAGAGTCATTAAGGATCAGATTGGAATGTCGACTAACGTCCATGTTGGACTTGACGGGCCTTCTGTGACCAAGAAAATCTGTAATGAAGTCTTTGAGGAATCTGTAAAAAGATCCAAAGATAGAATGGAGAATATCGTGAGATATATGGGGTTACAAGAGGCTGGTAAGATTAGAGGTATAACCATAGGAGAGGCTGCGCCCTACACTGCATTGAGAAGGTTCCAGAAATTCTTGATCAGTAGATGGAAAAGATCGCATCTAGGGACAATGGTTCCGGATGTGAGAGAACGCATCCTTGCGCTTCGTGAAGGGAGGACTGAGAAGGATATTTATTACTCAGGAGATTATGACAAAGCAACTGACGCATTATCGATTGATTCGACACTTGAGTGTGTGAATCAAATAATAAGAAACATTGGGATCGAAGATTCTGATGAAGCGTGGTTACTTAGATTAACTTTCGGTGGTTCTAAGATATTTTATCCTAACCTAATACACCCCCCTTATGATCGAGAGGGTTTTACCGATGATTCAGATCCACACGTCTTTCAACAGAGGCGAGGTCAATTTATGGGGCACCCTGTTTCCTTTGTGCTCCTTTGTATTATAAATCTCTCAACCTATCTAAGGACGATGGCGGAGCTAGATGATCTAACCGAGTTGCGGTTTCCCAAGCGTGTGCTAATAAATGGAGATGATATCCTTTTCCGGAGTTCAAATCCGTTTGCTGGTGTATGTTGGAAGGCTGCGGCCGATGGTGTAGGTCTGATAGTAAATGAGGCGAAGACATATGAGAGTAATCGATGGGCCCTAATCAACTCGATCTTTGTTGATATGGACTCGGGAAAAGAAATCCACTATGTACCCCTCGCAGCTAGCCTTGGAAAGAACCCGAAAGGTGTTCCCTCGGAGATGATAGGCCAAGCCCCAGCTATCTGGGAGCTTTGCTTATCTGCCCCGAATGAGGAGGCTGTTCGTATTTGTTGTAAAAATTATAAGAAGAGATTAAATC